GCCTGTACTTCGGCCAGTTACTTTAATAGAGGCCTTATTTACTTTTTCTGCTAAAACATTTAAATGCTTTCGTGAAGCAATTGCAGCTTGCCTGTATATATTTCTTAGTCTGCCACTGTTTGTTTTTGTAGAGTAAAATACTGCTCCTATACCATCCGGTCTTTCGAATGTAATATACACTTTTGCTACTGTAGCACCACTTGCTAATCTATGAAGCTCTTTTTTTATTGCCTCTATAGCAGCGTTAATATCTGAATCTACAGTATTTAAAATTTCTCTAATACGAGTATCTGAGTTTGTTTTAAACTTACTACTTACGGTTTGCTCTATGCCTTGTTTTAGCTTATGTTTTTGTACACTAAAATGGTGAGTTTGCTTATCCGCTGTTTTCTGTCTGTACTGCTTAGACTCCCTCAAAAGTTTCTTTTGTAGAGTTGTTAGAAACTTCTGTTGGCCTTGTCTACTCATTAGAAGTTCTTATAAAGATCTAGTACTCTTTTAATATGATCAGGGAACGCAACGTTGTTTCTCTGACTTGAAGAGCTTTGATTCTGTATGCTCGCACCCGCAATAGTTTGACGTGCTTTGTGCTCATCTTTATTATAGTATGTAATCAAATCAATAACTGCTAGCTGTAGATCGCCGGGAAGGTTAGAAGCTCCATCGTACCCCGCAGTGTATACTACTGTCACTGCACCTCTACCACTTTGAAAAGACTTATCTGCATTTCCTGCTACTCTATAGATGCTATCAGTTTTAGTATCTACATAATAATCGCTATTAACAGTAAGACTTGTATAGCTATCGGATGGAGTACTTCTTTCCGAAACAGAAGTAATAGCAATAACAGGGCTTTCTGTAAGTTGTATGAAGGTGTCTCCATATATTATATCGAATACTTCTGTTTTTGCACTACTATAGTGATCTACAAAAGTATTATTACAATAAGTTTTTACTAATTGACTTACAGAAGCTACTAACAACTCGAGTTTAGCATCATCTTTAGTAGCCTGAATGCCTTCTGCTGTTTTATAGTCTGTGAGTGATATTAAATTTGCCATATTCTATAAGTCCATTAGTAAAAACTTGGGGGAGGCGAACCTCCCCGAAGTTTAAAAGTATAACTGCTATTATACGTAAGAAGCACGTACCACAGGGCGGTTACCAGCAGAGCCAGCTTCGATTTGATTGAAGCCAACAGACTGAGACGCGACCAATGCAGTGCGTTGATTTGCTGCAGAGTACTCAGACTCAATGTTAACACCAGCAAGACGTGGGATAACATAGTTATTTACGTTAACCGCACAAGCTGCAGTAGTAGTTTGTGCATCAGTAGCTGCTAGTTGATTTGCAAGAATGTCCGAAGAAATTACAGGAGAACCAAATACAGTACCAACTAGACCAGTGATTTTACTAGCAAGATCAGAACCAACTTCAGTTACATCAGTAAAGCCAGGACCATCGATAAGCTGTAAGTAGCCATCTGTAGGTAGAATATAAGCAACATCTTGTGGGTTCATACCAAATTTACCCATTTGTTGACGCATTGCTAATAGACCACTTGCAGTGACTGTATCTACATCACTTGCATCGATGTTGACGTTGTTACCAGCAACATTTTCACTCAAGTCACCAGTAGCTGCAACACCATAAGCGCTAGTTACTGTATCAACGCCATCATATCCTACAAGACCTGCACGTACTGAAGTAGAACCAGCACCTACTAGACACATGCTGTCCATTGCACGAGCGTGTGCACGTGCTAGAGCTGATTGAATCATCGGCAACATAGCAACAATAGTTTGTTCGTCAGTGTCGTTACTTAGGAAAGTACCAGCTACTAGACGGAATGCACGCAAGATAACTTGCTCAGTTGCAAAAGCAGCGCCTCCACCAGCAACACTGTTAGTAAGAGTGTTATCAGTATCAACGATACCGCCAGCACCAAACGTAGCAAGACCAGTATCTGGAGCAAGTGGCAATACAGTTGCGCCGGAAGTAACATTGATCTCGTTAAATAGACCAGAAACACGCTGTTCTAAACGTACTTTTTCTTGGAAAGCGTTGATAACAGTGTTATCAATACCCAGGCTACCTGCACCAGTATAAGTAATATCTACACCAGCTTTTTCGAACATGCCTTTAGCATAGTCAGTGTCATAACCTTTACCAGTAATAGCACCAAGAATTTTAGCATTTAAGAACTCATTGCCCCAAGCTGACATTTCGGTACCTTTACGGCCAGAGAAGTCTTTTTTGCTAGTACGCATAGCTTCTAGCTCTTTAGCTTGTTCAGCTACTTGAGCTTCATATTTTTTAACAACAGCTTCAATTTCGCCTTCTTTAGCGGCTGCAAATTCTTTTTGCATATCTGACTGAAGTTTTTCAACGCCAGATTCAATGCCAGTTTGGATTGAGCTTTTGATTGATTGAGCTTCTAAAGCTTTAGCTTCGTCCGCTTCTTTAGCTGCTTTAGCGGTTGCTTCGTCAGCTGCTTTTTGCTCGGCTTGCTTCATAGCAATCTTAGCAGCTGTATCTTCAGCTACCTTCTTTGCAAAAGCTTCCAAGTCGATGTTTTGATTGTCCATTTTGATCTCCTGATCTGCGGAAATTGTTTCCGCGCTTTTCGGTGTGTGGTCACTAGCTATATTTGAAGAGATATCTTCGTCCTTAGCCAGAGACTGACCGGCTAGATCTACACGATTAGTGAAAGTTTTTTTGAATTCTTCATACTCTTTATCAGAGTCAAAAGACTTCGCGAGCGAAAAAGTAGCTGCCTGGTTACAAGGTACGGAAACAACCGATACCTCAAACAACTCAGCGTCCTTAATCATTAGTCCATCAGTTTCCTTTAGGTAATCCGCGTCCTTGACTTTGAAACCGACGGAAAAGGCTCCAAGGACACCGTCTTTAACGAGTTCAGCAACATTGCCGGGGGCATTTTTGCTGATCTTACATTCGAGCTCTAAACCATTTGGTCCTGCTTTCATACCTGTGGCTCGACCAATTGGTCTGTCATAGTCATGATTAAACAGAATAATTGGATTTTTCTCAAAGTTTTGTAATCCACCTTTAGTCCAAGCCTCAGCTGAGATTGTATCGCCAGCGCGATCAAAATCTGCTGTACTAGCCATACCACGGATCATTACTGATCCATCGTCTGCTTCTGCGGCTTTGAAAGTAGATGTTAGATTAAAAATCTTATTCATATTATTTCTCTACAGTACTTGCCCTGAGTGCTTCTAAAGGGTCTTGTGAGGTTTCTTCTTTTGTCTTTGTTGCTATATTCCAAAGATCGGGGTTATGTAGCTTCAGATATGTAAGTAGCTTATTCCAATCTCCAAAGTACTTAAAAAGATATTTTGGAGTATATCCCCAAGGTCTTTTGGTATCTGATTTATACTCGTAAAAGCTAGGTATTTTTCCTTTTTCTGAGAAATACATCAATAAAGTTCTAGCAATAATATTCTTTTGTGCTGTGTACATTTTAATCTTCTTCGTCCTCTACAGGGCGACCTCCTTCAGTAGGATTTGAGGCTGAACCTGCAATATTTGCAGGAACTCGTATATCTTCAGCTTCTTCTCTAGCATCATATCCTAAAGCCTCTCTAGCTTCATTAGGTGATATAATTCCACCGTTTACTAAAGAAGTATAGTAAGCTGCTGAATCTCGTAGTTCTGGTTGCAGAGCAGGTACATTTGTAACATCTTCTACAATCTCAAAACCAAAATATCGTGAGAATGCTTTATTTAATTTGTTAGTAATAGGCAGTATAGTTTCAAGATAATACAATCTCATATTTGGACGAATGTTTGCATTATTGCCCGAATCTAATAGTATAGGAGGAACACCAACTGCTTTTAGTATAATTTTTTCATTTTCATGAATTGCTGTTTGAAAATCTAATTCCTTAAAGTTTACGTTAGAAATTTTATCTAGTTCCAGACCGCCATCCAGTATAAGAGGTCTTCGCCCTCCAGTATCTGGTCTATATCTGTTCTGCCAAGATACTAGCATACGCTCTTTAATTTTATCGGATAAAGTGTTTGGAGACTTTAATACTAATCCTGGTACTGCTCCATTTTCAAAGAAGTTATCTTGAAAAGCTCTCATTCGTGCCATAAGTTTCATAGTTCTTAAAGCAGGCTTTAAACGAGAAACTCCTCTATATGTGTCATAAAAAGAATTATCTTTTACATGAATAATCTCTTCTGGAGTATAGTCTACATCATTATAAGTATATTTTTCTATGTAGGTTTTTGGGTCTCCATGAATTATTACATTATCTGCAGGTAGATGGTACAGGTGTACTCCATCAAAGTAAATAAAAATATTGCCGTCTAGTACAAAATCAGTAATAAGATTACGTCTAAAAGTACTAATATCCTGATAAGGATTTGGCTCTCTTACTAGAAGATTCTCAACTTTAGCTCTTTTTATACCTTTTACTACTCCAGATAAGGAGAAAGGCTTAACAGTAGTTTCTACTGCGGCAGTATCATCAATTACCATATTTGCAGAACGATTTACAATTTCTAAAGTTTCATAGTATCTTTCATATTGGTTGGTAAACTCTCTAGAAGATTCTTTCTGAACGCCAAGATACTGCTGAATAGGATTCAACTTTTCTTCGACATCAACAGGTTTTTTACTAAAAGGATTATACCAAGCCATGTTTTTCTCTTTGAATCTTTACCCAACGCATCTGCTTTGTAGCTGTAGTCAGTGCTGGATCTTTGCCGTAAATTGAATGAAGTTTCAAATGATGAGTATGACACAAAGTAGCTGTGTGATCATAGAGCTCAGCATGATGCTCTTCTATAAAATCATCCCGAAGTGCTTGAATGTACTCAGGATTGTGATTGTTATCTTTTATCCATTTGTTTAACAATGGTGTGAGACTGTAAAAGTGGTGAAAATCTAACTGCTCTGTTGCACCACAAATCTCGCAAGAGGAACGCTTCTCGTACTTGGATTTTGCCTTATCTCGTACATACTTTACAATATCACGTTTTAACTTAGGCATTTTCCTCTGGTTCCTTTATTTTTCATTAAAAGAATTATATCTAGTTTAAGCTAACTTGTCAATAACTATTTTTGAGCTGGTATCATTAGAAGGATACATTTGAGATTTGAAATGAGTATAATCCGTATCGCAACGCATCTGCCATGTGAGATGCCATGTTGTGTTTCGGTTTTTCCTTCATTAGATTAGGGTTAGGGTCCCACTGATACGCATCAAGGCATGCTAAAGATTGTTTTGCTTCTTGATCAACAAAGAGTACGTCGTTCTCAATAATTCCTGATACATGTCCAATTCCGTCAAGTACGGACTTCTTAGCGTTGATGGTGGAAATATCGTAGTTCTGCGCGAAATCAAAGCGTGTTTGTTGAGCGGCTGAATCAATATAAATGAAATCAATATCCCAGCGGTCAATGAGCTTCTGGATTTCGGCAGCGTGCTGTTCAGTAGTTCTTTCAGCATCGAAGTATTCGTCCACCAAATAGTATTGTTCTGAATCCCAATCATACGCAATAACGCACATTGCTGTCGGGTCTTTGTAACCGACATCCAACCCCGCAAAGACATCCATTTTACTAGTATCGAGCTGAGATAAGTCTTTAACTTGGGTTTCAAAGTTGAATCTCCAGATTTGTCCTTCATAAGTATTAAAGTCAGCCTCGTACTCTTGTCTAAATTCTGCTTCTGACATTGACTTTCGTGCTTCGTCAATATCGCTTTGGCTCATTCTTGGGTTATCTTTGTAAGTTGCACGGATACTAACCCATTCTGGGAACTCGTCTGAAAATCCCCTATAGAAAAACTCAGAAAACCAGTTATTACGGCCACGGGGAGTAGATATAAATATGGCTTTAGAATTATCTTTATCAAGTGTAGGCCGCAGTGCAACATTAAAAGCATCCTTTCCATCGGCTAGTGCCGCTTCATCAAATATAATTAAATCATAAGAACGGCCTACGCAAGAATCTACCTGATTTACAGAACCCATTCTTACAGCAGACCCGTTTGAAATTTCAATCACTTTGTCTTTTGCGTTATCTTTTGTAACCTCAAGATCAAAGTGTTTAATCAAGTTTCTTTGCAGATCAAAAGAGATCTGAGACAAGGAATAGTTGGGAGACATGATTAAAATATTGGAGCCGGGCACTAAAGACACGAGCTGTCCTATAATGTTGGCTATGTACGTTTTACCTTGCCGACGGGAGACGGCGGCAGAGACAAAACGATATTTAGGGTTGTTAATCGCATTAATAATTGCTATTTGCGAAGGCAACGGTGTGATGTTCAGCAAATCCAAATAAGGATCAACTGGAAGTTTTAGAAACCTTGTCTCAGATCT